AGCATAGGTACCACCTGCAGCCACATCACTGGCTCCGAGATTGTTCATGGTCATGCGCACATTGTCCTCAAATTTAGTCCAACGTCTGCCATCAAATCTAAACAGTCTGTTGGGTAGATAATCAGTCCTAAGAGCAAACTGCCCCACAGTGGGATTGATAGGAAATGCGATACCAGCAGTAAATGGAGCGCCGTTAGGCGGCAGGCCATCTCTGGTCAGATACCCGTTATAGCCGTCGCCGTCTGCAGACATAAGCATCGAGCTTGCAGTCTGTCCTACGTAGACAGGATTGCCGTCTGCATCAAACAACGGTGTGCCATCTATGTCAGTGGCCTGTGTCTCAGCATCTACAGTCACAGCAGTGGCATCTACCGAAGCAAGTTCCGCTGTGCCATCCTCTGCTCTCTGCAAGGTGTAGAACTTGCTGTTATCATATCCACTCTTAGGAGCATCAGCTTCTGCTTGATTTAATACAGCTGACGTGATCTGCATTTCTTTGTTGTAGGTAGAGATGATATCTTTCAGCGTGTCAGCGATCACATAGTAGGTACCATTGGGAGGTGCAACTCCTGTTACTTCTTGGGTGACCTGATATTTCTTGCCATCTGCGCCTGTGACAATGTCTCCAGGATAGTAAGTGATATCAGCATTGTAGGAGCCTCGGTCGGAGTCTGTGTTGGCTATGCCGTCTAAGATCTGTTTATATTCTTGGCTGTCTACCAATGGTTTGCATTTGGCTCTGTACAGATGCGGATACCATGTCACAGAAAATCCTTCTGCTGCTCTGCTTACTTCTTCGATGACATAAAATCTTTTCAGCGCATACTGAAGATCGTTCAACGCATATTCATCTGTGAGGTGCGGCAGTTCTATCACATCACCTGCGATGATTTTACGACCTATCTTTTCCACAGTGTCGTTGATGTGGAACGTAATAAAAATAGTATCGTTCTGTAGAAACAGTCCAAATTGGCTGAGATTGAAATCTATGTCTGAGAGATTATACACCCCCCTAAGCAGATAAATGTCGGGATCATATTTGCGATCTCGATTTTCTAAGAACAATAGATCCTGTATGTTAAAGGGATCGTCTGTGTTGTACGTGGGCGTCGAAGGAGTGTTGCCCTGCACAGCGGTATCGGGCCCAAGATATTTGTGCACCAGCACATCCGTGCCGCCAACCTGGAACATTTCCCAGATGGTTTTATCTATAAATCGGTAATCATTGCCCTTTTGGGGCCGGTAGAGACTGAGTCTTGGCATAGTCATATATTTACCGCTACGATAAATACTATCATGAGCACAACTGATCAAGCAAAACAACAGGTTTTTGACTACTGCAAGGCCATGCTGGGTGACGGCATGATCGACATAGAACTAGACCCTATACACTACGAAACCGCACTGAATCGCAGTCTAGCTGTGTTTAGGCAGCGCAGTGATAACGCTGTAGAGGAAAGTTATTGTTTTCTCACACTAACTGAAAGCAACAACGAATATATCCTTCCTAAAGAAATACAACAGGTTAGACAGATATTCCGTCGTTCAGTGGGATCTAGAACGGGCAATGGCACAGGTGGAACGGTGTTTGAACCGTTCAATTTAGCCTATTCCAATACCTATCTGTTAAGCTCGACTAACATGGGCGGATTAGCTACCTATGAACTGTTTGCACAATATCAGGAACTGGTGGGCAAAATGTTCGGCTCCTTTATCAACTTCACATGGCACCCACAGAGCCATAAGCTGATCATACATCAACGTCCTAGAGGCGAAGAGTCTGTGATGCTACAGGTCTATAATACCAAACCCGACTTCGCTATCATAGATGATGTGTATTCTGGACAGTGGATCAAGGACTATACCTTGGCCAACTGCAAGATGATGCTGGGCCAGGCTCGCGAAAAATTCGCACAGATAGCAGGACCACAGGGCGGATCGGGTCTCAACGGTGCTGCTATGAAAACTGAAGCTACTGCAGAAATGGAAAAACTAGTGGATGATCTAATGAAACTGGTACCAGGCGGCAGTGGATATTCTTTCGTAATTGGCTAAAAACTCTTGACTCCGTGATTGATCTATAGTATACTGTCTTTGTAAGGAGACATTTATGATTATAGGGGTATGTGGTTTTATTGGCAGCGGCAAGGACACAGTCGCAGACTATCTGGTTAACTTTCACGAATTTAGACGAGAATCATTTGCCAGCACACTGAAAGATGCGGTAGCAGCAGTATTTGGTTGGGACAGAACCATGCTGGAAGGTCGTACCAAAGCCGCACGTGAATGGCGAGAGCAGGTGGATCCGTGGTGGGCCAAACGACTGGACATGCCTACACTGACTCCTCGATGGGTCCTGCAATATTGGGGCACAGAAGTCTGTAGAAAATCCTTCCATGATGACATATGGATAGCCAGCCTAGAAAACAAACTACGAAATTCACAGGATCATGTGGTAATCTCAGACTGCCGTTTTCCTAATGAAATCTCCAGTATACGTAATGCAGGTGGCAGAATCATCTGGGTACAACGTGGTCCATTACCTGAGTGGTATGACACTGCTGTGGCAGCTAATCAAGGCTATAATTGGGCACACCAAGATCTCAAAATGCGTAAAATACATGCTTCGGAAACTGCTTGGGTAGGCACAGAGTTTGATCATGTCTTGATTAACGATCACAGCATAGATGAGCTCTACGACACAGTGAAATCAATAGTCAGCAACGAGATCACCTTGACGCCAAGTGACTCCCTCTTTGCTCAAAACGCCAGCACAGTTTAAACATACAGTTTTTAGATTCGCAGGACGGCAGTTGTCTAGATTGCCGTCCATGTGAAACACCCTAAATACTTCCGCATGCGGCGACCTGAATCCGCATTTCTCACATTGAGATTTCATCTTATAGCCACTGCGTAACCACCGTGGTACTCCTGTATATACACCATGAGCCAAACAGATTTCACAAAGACTTCTGTAATAGGTCTTGGAATTTTTCTTGTAGTTCACAGCACAGGGTCTTGCACCGCACTTGCATAATGGTCGCATACAGATATTTAACGCTTCTGTACCTTTTCCACCCCTTTTGATTGGCACGTAATCATCCATTTTTACTTGATACAGCTAAATATTATGAGCAACTATTACCAGGAGAAAATGGGATGGCACTACAATCACCAGGCGTACAAGTTACGGTAATCGACGAGAGTTTTTATACACCAGCAGAACCTGGTACTACACCTCTTATCGTAGTAGCAACAGCGCAAGATAAAACCAATGGTGCAGGCACAGGCACTGCATTAGGTACCACAGCGGCCAATGCTGGCAAGGCCTTTAAGATAACCAGCCAGCGAGAACTTACAGAAACATTCGGCGTTCCATTCTTTGAGAAAACAGCCAGTGCTACTCCTGTACATGGTTCAGAGCGCAACGAATACGGACTGCTTACAGCCTACAGTTTATTAGGTGTAAGCAATGCTGCTTTTATTGTAAGAGCAGATATTGACCTAGATGAACTAGAAGCACAGACTGACGCTCCGGGAGCGAATCCCAATAACGGCCAGTGGTGGATTGATACACAGGCCACAACCTGGGGTGTTCAAGAGTGGAACGGCGCTGCCGCTACCGTTGTAGGCGGCCAGAAATTCACATACAAGGTGCCAATTGTACTCACAGACGCAGATTTTCCCTCTAAGATCACAGGCAATGCTCCAAAAGAAGGAGTAGGTAAGATCGGTGACTATGCAGTTGTATTTCGAACTGTAGAAGGTGACACTTCATTTGGTGCAGAAGAAGAATATGCTAGAATATATTATAAGAGTCCTGGTGCTCCGGCGTCTAACGGCGATGTAGCTGCAGTCGATGCAGGTGAATGGGTCCTTGTTGGATCCAACGAATGGCAGTCTAGCTGGCCTACAGTTAGCGGCTCACCAGTTAATACTTCTGTGACTTACGATTTTTATGTAAACGGCAGTTTAATCAGTGGCACAGGAACCACTACAGCAGTGGCCTCGGCTATCAACAGCGGCACTATTCAAGGAGTCAGCGCACAGGCCATTAGCGGTAGATTGTACATTTATTCCAATGGTGAAACAAGTTCCACTGACGATTCAACCGGAGCAGATGGCAGAATTATAATAGCGGCCGGAACATCTCCTTTGAGTAATGTTGGATTGACAGCAGGAACATATCTCAATCCTCGTCTAGCACAGCAACCTCACACATCAATACCTACGTTTAAACTTGCAGATAACTCCGGAACAGTAGGCGGAGCAGCCACCGGCAGTGTATGGATTAAAACTACAGAACCTAATAACGGTGCTCGTTGGAGAGCCAAGCGTTGGAGTTCAGCAACACTGTCATGGGTCAGCTATGAAGCACCTATCTATGACACTACTGCAGCAGCACTATACTATCTAGATCGCAGTGGTGGTGGAGCAGGTATTCCAGAAGATGCATTGTTCACACAGGCCAATGCCAAAGAAACATCGGGCTTTGACACAACACCTGCTACAGCTACATTTAGACTATGGCGTAGAAACACAGCAATTAGTGCAGCTACTAGTATCACTAGCAACATTATCAAAGCTGGTACGCTAGGATCTTCGGGTACTAAAACATTTACCATTAGTGAATCACTAAAAACCACACTTGCTCTAGACACTGCGAAAACAATAACATTCACAGCAGTCAATACCAGCGCAGATGCAGAACTAATGGCAGCGGCTATCAATGCAGCTGGCTTTACCAACATTGTGGCTTCTGTTACAGAAGTCAGCCTAACATCTAACAGACTGATTATCAGTCACATACTGGGTGGAGATTTTAGACTAGTAGATACTGGCGGTACACCAATAGCCAGCACTTTCACTGCCTACAACATAGATACACTAGCAGGTACAGAAAACTTCTACGCAGCAGAAACTGCTACCGGAGGCTATCTAGCTTCTGGATGGAAACCACTAGCAGCTTCGGATCCAAGATTCGCTGCCTCCGGTGATGCTCCAGTGAACGAACCACAAGACGGGCAGTTATGGTACAATCCTAATTTCTCAGAAGTGGATCTAATGGTACACAACGGAAACACATGGGTTGGCTATCGTCAGCTGACAGCACCTTACTATGAAGCAGCTACAGCAACATTGAGAAATGGATATCTACCTATCGTAGCTGCTTCTAATCCCTACAAGCAAGGGACTACAGCCAATGGTGATATATGGATCAGCACAGCAGATCTAGAAAACTTTCCAACCATTTACAGATACAATACCAACTTGAGTGATATACCTGATCTTGCACAGCGTTGGGAACTAGTGGACAAAGCAGATCAAACCACAGAAGAAGGTGTGTTGTTTGCAGATGCACGTTGGAATACCGCAGGTACTTCAACAGTGGCCAGCACCATAGAAGATCTAATTACTAACAGTTTCTTAGACCCAGATGCACCGGATCCAGCACTGTATCCAAAAGGCATGCTGCTATGGAATCTGCGTCGCAGTGGTGGTAACGTTAAACAGTATCAAAACAGCTATATCGATACTACTGCTGATAATCCAAGAACCGGAACATCTACTCTAACAGGCGGCGCATTCCAAAGCGGTGAAAGTATGGAAAACTATGCCACAGACCGTTGGACCACAGCTAGTGGCAACAATGAAGATGGTTCAGGATCATTTGGTCGCAAAGCACAGCGTAAGGTTGTAACACAGGCCTTGAAGAGTGTGGTTGATACCAGTCAAGAAATACGTGACGAAGAACGCCGTAACTTCAATATCATAGCTGCTCCTGGTTATCCAGAGCTGTTGAGCAACCTAGTAAACCTAAACATTGATCGCGGTGTTACTGCGTTTGTGGTAGGTGATACTCCATTGCGATTGGCAGCAGATGCAACATCATTAACTACTTGGGGCTCAAATGCCAACCTAGTCACAGACAACGGTGATGACGGCATTGTTACATATGATGAGTATTGTGCAGTTTATTATCCAAATGGATTTACCACTGATCTCAGCGGTTCTCCTGCAGTGGTTCCAGCCAGCCACATGATGCTGAAAACTATCACACTCAGTGACAATGTCAGCTTTCCATGGTTTGCTCCAGCAGGAACACGCCGAGGCGGAATTACCAATGCCACAGCAGTGGGCTTTATAGATGCTGCTACAGGCGAGTTTCAAACAGTTGCTCTAAATGAAGGGCAGCGTGATACACTGTATGATCTAAAAGTTAACCCAATCCCATTCTTTAACGGAATAGGACTGGTAGCACATGGTCAAAAGACTCGTGCAAGAAATGCTTCAGCACTAGATCGTATCAACGTAGCACGTCTAGTGGTATACCTACGCAGCCAGTTGAACAAACTAGCTCGTCCTTATATATTTGAGCCTAACGATCAAATTACACGTGATGAAATAAAACAAGCTGTAGAAAGTCTATTATTAGAGCTAGTGGGACTAAGAGCACTCTACGACTTTGCGGTTGTTTGCGACGAAAGCAACAACACTCCGTCGAGAATAGATCGAAACGAACTGTACGTTGATATCGCAATTGAACCTGTGAAGGCGATTGAGTTCATTTACATTCCGTTACGTGTCAAGAACACAGGAGAAATTTAAAAATGGCAATTACATCACTGAATAATTTAGGTATTCCAAC